AGCATTAAAAATAATGTGAATGTATGTGTTTGTTAGTTGTTTCAATTTAATATTTCTTTATATTATATTCTTTTTATGCTTGTCATTGTTTTTATTTTTATTTACTTTATTTAAAAATATGCGAAAACAAACTCTATTTTTTTAATTGGATCGATCATTTTTGTTCTAAATTTTGCTTTTAGAGAATATAACAATTCTGGATCAACTAACCTAAACCTAAAATGATTTTCAGTAATATCAAGTTTTATAGGAGAATACCCATGTTTTTTAAGCCAATTCAATGCTTTTGTTTTTGTCCAATATTTATTTCTTTCAAATAATATTGAGTGAATAACATAATGAGACATTATTATATATATTTATAATAATATAACATATTAAATTTTATTAAATAGAGTTATTACTTTCAACTGTAGTATTATATTTTTCAATTATAGATAAATCAGTTGAAGCAACAATTTTATTATTTTCAATTTTAAAGTCAAATGAATTTATTAAATTTTCGAATTTGAAGACATCATATGTATTATATGTTAAAAATAACTTAAACTTATTAATATTATCTAAATCATTAAGATGTTTTTCTTCTTTTGGAGTTTCAACAATTTTATTTTGTTCAGCTAATTTTTTTAGATGATAACTAGTTTTAAAATGATTCTTTTTGTAGTAATATTCACATGTTTTATTACATACATCACAATGATAATATTTATTTTTTCTATCATATTTATAATTAGGATCAAAATGTATTTTAGGTCTTCCGACAGGTCTTTTTTCTAACTGTTTAACTTCATTTATAATTAATTCTGTTTCAGAGTCAATATGACAATCAACTTCTGGACAATTTTGAGGTTCAATTTTATTTGACATTTTTATACTATATATTATTATATTAGATTATTTTTTTTAAATTAAATTATTTTTATTTTATTTTAAAGATATTGTATTTAACTTCTCCAATTGATCATTTATTAGTATTGATAACTTTTCTCTTAATATTAGGATCTCATTAGGATCTTTAATATATTGAAGTTGTGATTTAATTTTTTTAATCTCAAACATTCTTTTAGCAGGAGTCATTTTATAATATTATATTATATTATTTTTTCTAATATTTTATTATAAATGGAAGATTTAACAGAGTTTCAAAAAAAGAAATTGAAGATATTAAATTTAGTATCAAATCCAGAACAAGCGCAAAAAAATATGAATAAGTATCAGAAATCATTAAGATCAAAAATATTTATTAAAGTATTACCATCAACAAAAAATGATAAAAAATTTATGATTTTAGACCCTTATACAAATAAATATGTTCATTTTGGTTCGATATTTTACGAAGATTTTTTGAAGCATAAAGATAGAGATAGACAGATGAGATATATAAAAAGATTTAAAAACTTATTAGATGCAAATAATAAATCATTGAATAATCAATATAGTCCTTATAATCTATCATTATATATTTTATGGATGTAGTTTTTAAAATAACTAAAAATATTTAAATCTAATGTAATTATATATGTTTCAAACAGCTAAAAGAGTATTAACTAAATTAATTTTTGGTGATCATAGTTTACCTCAAAACGTCATCAAGTTTCTTGAAAAAAACGGAATGTATACAATAGAATCAGGAACAATAAATAGAGTACCATTATCAATGAAAGTAATGGCAGTATTAAATGTAGCATCATTTGGACAATTTGAAGATAATTTAAGAAATACACCATATGATAAATTATTTCATTTAAGTCTTGATATAAAATTATCAAATGGTAAACTAATTAAGTTAGAAAAAAATGAAAGAGTATCAATATCAGAGATTAGAAATTTTGGATCATCAAAAGATGACTTAAATATTGATTTACCAAATATAACACTAAATGAATTTATTAACAATGGATATTTACAGATGGGTAATAAATTCTTTTCTTATGATGGTCAATTTAACAATTGTCAAGATTTTCTTCTAGGATTATTAAGAGGGAACCAATGTTTGACACCAGAAGCACAAGAATTTATAAAACAAGATACTAAAGAACTATTCAATCATATTCCATGGACAAAGTCAATAATGGATAAATTAACAGATACAGCTTCTAAGTTATCTATAATAACACAAGGTGGAAAATTAAAACATTCTGATATAAAAACATATCACCAATTTGCACGATATTATTATCATAATATATCAAAAGGACAAACATATAAACAAATGCTTCAATCTAATAAATTCAAGCAGGCATATAAAAAATTTAAACAGAATAATAGTAGTTAAACAACATTATTAAGACCAGATGAATCAGTATGTTGTTTTAATTCTTCATTTTCAATATTTGCTTCAACTTGAACATCTCTTTTAATTTTAAATAATCCATAACAAATATTAACTTCTGAACATTTTGATTTAAAGCATAATTTAAGCATTAAAAAAATAACACCGCTTATGATTCCAGATAAGGAAATAATTAATCCACTATCCATATTAAATAACATTAGAAAAGTATTTTAAGACTATTCTATAGTTATTCTTTTCATTGCCAAAATTCCAGCCAAGTTTTAAAAAGTCATCAACAAAATGATCAAATGACTTATTATTTTTATAATATCTATAAACCATATCAGCAACCATTAAACAAAACCAACCGCATATTTCACTATTCAATGATTGTATTTGTTCACTAGAATATATTAGATTATTACAATTTGCAAATTTATATATTCTTTGTGCTGGTGGTTGTCCAAAACTATCAAAGAAAAAAGGTTGATTAGTATGAGTCGATAATAAAACCCAATGATTACCCATACCAGAACCACCATTAATAACTTGTTTATCTAGATTAACAATGTAAAACTTATTTTTTCTTTTATTTTTTGGTATTGTTTCTAATAAATCCTGAGTTCCAACAAATATTAAATCATTCAATTTCAACTTTTTAGCAATATCTTCAATATCAAAATTAGATAATATTCTAGAGTTATTCATATATATATTAACTTTAGATATTTATAAATAAAATCTTTTATCTCTGGCTGATAACTTTGTAGGTTGTGGTAATGAAATACCCCGACCCATTGGAACAAAAAGAGCACCACCTAACATATGTTGAGTGACGCCACCTGCAACATTACCTGCTATTTTTCCAAAGAGAGGAGAACCAGTAAAAGTTTTAGCAATAGTTGAAACACCAGTTGAAGCGATATCTTTTAAGATATTTCTACCTATTTTACTAGTTGCGATTTTTTCAATATTATTACCAAGATTTTTAAAGAATGAAATAAATCCACTACCTTTTAAATAAATAACTCTATGATGTTTTTTCTTTCGTCCTGATCCAGTTGTAAAAGTTCTTTCGGGAAGATATTGTTTTAATACATCACTTTCAGAAACTGGCATATCAAAATTATGAATATCAACATCATAATCGACACCTTTAGCCAAACCATATTTATTTAATGTACTTTCTAATTCACTTTGAAGCATATCTAATGATTCAGATGCTTTTTTACTAAGATTTAGATTTTTAGAAGTTATTAATTCTTTTGCTAAACCATTTGGAACGCCTAGATTTTCTAATAATTTTTCAGCTGCTCTTTCTTTTAAAACATGAGCTCCCATTGTAGCATGATGTTGAACAATTGGCATAACTTCATTATTTAGTTGATGACTAACAGATTGTTTTACTTTATTCATAACTTTACCAAATCCAGCACCTTTAATATGATGTTTCTTAATAGTAATAGCTTTCGAATTTTTCATAGCCCGTCTAGCTTTTGTTTGTTCAGATTTATTAAGAAGTAATTCATGATCTCCATTTTCAATAGGTCTAACTCTAACACTATGACCATTCATTAAGCGATTATATTGCTTCTTTGTAAGATTTACTGACATTATTATATATATAAATCTAGATATTTTTTTTATATTATTATTTCATTTTATGATCTTTCATCTTTAGTTTTAATAACTAATAATATCAAGCTATTAGGATCTTGTAAAGTTAATTGTCTTCCATCATCTCCACTACATAAAACAACATCAATATATGAATAATTACCTGGGTTAACATCAATCCATACGAATGCATTAGGTTCCATAATAATATTATTACCAAAATCAACATCAGGAGTTTTAGCATAAATAGCAGAAGTAGTATTAATATTAATGGCACTTTGATTAACAAGTGTAGGAACAGTAATTAAATATGAATTAACTAACGCTGGAGATGGAACACTTTGACCAAGATATGAAGTGTTAACTAAATTATTGGCACCATAAGCACCATCATTGAAACCGATCAAACTTTGAAATTTTTGACCAGCTATAAAATTAAAATTAAAGCACTTTCCACCATAAGATGTTAAATTAAAACTTGCCGGATTTGTCCAACCAGTAGGAAGAGTTGAAGGAATTACAAAACAATCTAATTGTATACGATAACGATTTTGATTTGTTGATATTTTTAAATAGTAAACATTTTGACCATCTCCATTAACTAAATAATGACCGTTTGAAATCATAATTTGTTCTAAATAATAATTCATAGCATCAACTGTATAGAATCCATCATCAAATAAAACATCAAATGAACCAGGAGATCCACTATTATGTGTGTATTGAAATTTATTATTATTGTATTGGGACATAATATTGAAGTTTGAGTAAGGTATTTGAGCAGAAGAAACGGCAATTTGTTCCCCTTCATTAAATCTTATGGTTTGCGAAAATTGAAATCTAAATTTTGAATTATAACCATCATCAACTAAATTTAATTTATTTAATAATAATGTTCTCATTTATATATAATAAATTAGATAATAATTATAATGTTATATTTAATTTAGCTAATAAAGAATCCATCTGTGATTGTAATGTATTTATTTGTTGTTGTTGTGATACTATAGTTGCTTCAAGTGCTTCTTTATCATTTATTACTTTTTTAAGAGCCCCATACATACATTTATATATTTGATCTACATCTAATGATCTAAAGTCTTCAAATCCATTCTCTTCTGATTTTATAATAGCTTTAGGATAAAATGATTCAACTTCTTGAGCAATAAAACCAATAACCTTTTTATCATTAACATCAGGCATATATTCAGAATCCCATTCAAATCGTCTTAATTCAATATTTTTCATATTATCATAACATATATCATAATTAGCGGTCTCAATATTAAGTTTAATTCTTTGATCTGATCCAGTAGCCCAAGTTGTAGAGGAACTTTGTCTACAATTTTGATTAGCTACATCAATACCATATGATGATTTATTAGGTGTATTTGTATTAACCCCAATACCACCTGTAAAAACAGCGCAATATTTATTAGTTCCAAAAGCTGGAGTATCAACATATAACCCATAAGCAGTTGTACAACTTCCACCAGCTCCCATACTTCCAGAAATAATACGTAAACCGTAATTTGTTCCTATATTACAATTATTATACAAATTAGGAGTAATTAAAACATGATCATTATTATAACCATTAGTTGTTATAGAGTTAGTTGAAATATCCAAACCGACTGTATTACTTGATGAAGAAGAGTATGCGCCCCAAAAATGAATAAAACTAGAACCAACTGTATAGTTATTATGAAATACTGATAACATTGAACCATCATTAGCTCTATTATTGTCCCCTATAGTACAACCATTACTAGATAAACATAATGATGTTTTACTAGTATCAGAAGGAGATATTAAATAAAATGATTTATTACCAGATATAGAAATTCCTTGAGTCCAAATCTCAGAATTAGCTAAAGCAGTATTTTTATATTGGACTTGTATACCATAAGCTGAATTTGTTGTTTGTAATAATAGTAATTGTGGGCTTCCGTCGCTCGTTGATAATCTTCCAACACCATTAACATCTAATGAATATGTAGGAGTTAAATTATTAATGCCAACATTACCATTTAAATAAGCACAGTAATTATTAGTTCCAATAATTGGCTTATTTAAATAAAGACTATAAGCGTTTGTAATAGTTGTCCCGGGTCCTGACCCATTTGTTAACATTCCACCACCATCAGAATAAAAGCTAGCCCAGTTAGTTAATGTTCCATAACCTGCTAAATCTCTATAAGCATCAGCTCTTACACTATAACCAAATGGATATGTAGCACTTGATGCAAGTGAAATAGTAGGAATAAATTGAAATGTATTAATATTATTTGATACACCTGGAGTTATAACAAATACAGGACGCATAATTAAACCAGCTGTTGAAAATGCATATTGACTATTACCTAGTACACCGCCTATTTGCATAATATAATCACAATTACTATTATTTCCAACATATAATTGTGAATATTGATTAGATCCATTAATTCCTATTCCAACATTACCATTTTGACTAATAGATAACGCTTTATTTAAATTTGAATAAAAATTTAATCCAGTGTCTAATATAGTTGAACCAATAGACCAATTATTTAATTTAAATTTTAATGATCCGAGCGTTAAAGCATTGCCATTATTATCATCATCTGATATTTTTTTTAGATATCTTTTATCTAGTTTAGATACTTTTGTATTGTTAGTAATAGTATTTGGTTGAATAAAATTTGATGAACTGAATATAGGTATAAATTGATTGTTATCCATATAATTTGGAGGATAATAAGAAGCCATTTTTTATATAATAATATACAACAAGATATTTTTTTTATCTAAGATTATCATATAAATGTTTAACTTTTATAAAGTAATTCCTAGTAGTATGAAAAAGAATAATACCGTAATAGACAAAAAGACTGATATGTCATTACCATTTAGGGGTCTTGTTATTGGTTATACTGGAAGCGGTAAAACATGTTTAGCTCTAAGTATATTGAAATTACAAGCGAAACTATATACAAGAGTTGTTATTATAACAAGAAATGCAGATGAGGATTTATATAATTATATCAAATGTAAGATTCCAGATGAAAACTTAGAAATTATTGAAATTAAAGATGATAAGACTGATATTGATAAAATAAAATCTCCAGAAGAATACAAATCAGATGATGATAAACATTATACATTGATGATATTTGATGATTTGATGTTAATTAAAAATCAGAAACCAATAGAAGAAATATTTAATAGAGGACGTAAATTTAATATATGTTCATTATATTTAACACAATCATATTATAAAACACCTAGAACAATCAGATTAAATTCAAATTATTTATTTTTGAAAAAGATTCAAAATACAAGAGATATAACACATATCATAAATGAATATAGTTTAAATGTTGATAAGAGTACTTTATTAAATATGTATAGAAATTGTACATCAAATTTTGAGAATTTTTTAATGATTGATGTGGGTGAAAAACCTGAAAAAATGTTTAGGTGCAATTTCGACAATATTTTAAATATTTAATCTTTAAGAAATATTTTTTATTATCTATTTATTATATATATGAATATAACAAGAGAGCAAGTTTTAAAAGATTTAGAAAGTCAAAAGAAATTAATTGATTTATACAATGTTGAAATATCTAAATCTAACCGAGTTAATTTTGTTCCAGATCCAAGAGAAGCAAAGAAATTTATTGTAAGATCGCAAGATATTCCAATGCTTAAACGAAATATGGGTGAGTCAGATGCTGATTATAATACTAGGCTAGAAGAATGGAAAATCAATAATCAAGATAGATTAATTAAGTATTATGAAAATGAAAAAGACATTCTAAGAAAGAATTTAAGTGAAATCATTGGAAATGATCAACAAATAAATGAAGTTATAAATACAGTGAGAGATGATGACTTATATTATTTAAATAGATATTGGAAACGAATTGTGAAATCATTAGAAGATAACTTTACAACATTATCATTTGAAGACTTATTAAATGTATTTCAAGAAGTATTAAAAATAATAACAACATCAAGTAATAAAAATGAAAAATTGAAAAACTTAGAAATTGCAGACGCTGTTGATAAATTTACTAATATTTCCGATTATATCCAATCAACTAAAGTACCTGTGGTACCATCTATTTCAGCAAAAATTGAAATACCAGAAGAATATAAAGATATATTTACAAAGGAAGGTCGTCTTAAAAGTGCCTTAGAAATGAGAACTCAAATGCTTAAAGAAAATGCAAGATTAAATAAACAGAAGAGAGAAGAAGATGAAAAATTGAAAGAGGAAGAAGCTAGATTAAAAGAAGAACAAAGAAAATTGAAAGAAGACGAAAAAATAAAATTAAGGTTAGAAGAAAGAAGAAGGATTATAGAAGATAGACTGGCAAATGAACGATTAAAAAAAGAGGAATATATAAGATTAAAAGAAGAAGAAAAACGATTGAAAGAAGAAGAAAAACGATTAAAAGATGAAGAAGAAGCAATATTAAAAGAAGAAAAACGATTGAAAGAAGAGGAAAGGCAAATATTAGAAGATTATTATAATCGATTAAAAGATGAAGAAGATAAAGCAATAATAGATAATTATTCTAAAGATTTGATAAATGAAGTAATACAAGAATCTAAAGATAAATTAAAAGAACGATTAGCAGAACAAGAAAAAGGACTAAGACCACCTATAGAAGTTAAGCCAGAAGAAATTACACCAGAAGAAGCAGTTTCATCATTAGAGAATCAAGAAGAAGGTTTAAGGTTTGCTGATCCTCTATTTTCAATTGATGAAGTTAACAATATGATAATGAAAGGAGAATATACAAGAGATAAATCACTAAGTAAACTAATTGCAGAGAATAAGAAAAATAATCAAATATTTAAAGATGTATATACTGATTTATTAGATGAAAATAACTATGACGAAGAAGCATTAAAAATATTAAAAAACAATAAAATATCAAAGGAAAATTATATTAAATATTATGGACCTAGAATTGCATCATACAAAAATCAATTAATGCTTCAAGATAAAACATTAAAACAAGAAGACGTTAATAAAATAACAAGACCTATATTTGGCGTTGGTCTAAATAGAAAGAAATTACAGCCAATAGTATTCGGTAGATATCTAATTGATGAAGATAAATTAAATAATAGAAATCTTCTTCATATTTTCCATAATTCAGGGAATAATGTTAAATATTTCAGAGCAACTTATATAAGTGAAGATATGAAAGACCTAATCAATTATATTCTAAGAAAGAAATCATTCAATTATAACTTATACAAATTATTATCAGAAGAAGAGAAAGACATGATGAAAGAATTATTAGACAAAAGTAAATTAGGAGAACAATTAAATATTAAATTAGGTTCATCAAAACATGATGATGCAAAAAATAGATATCATGAACTTAAAAAAGAATATATGATTATATCATCAGAAATTGATCAAGGTAATGATAATCCAAAACTACAAAAAGATCTTAATAAAATAATAAAAGAACTAAAACAATTAATAACACATCTATCAAAAGTAGGCGAAATATCTAAAAGAGACGCTACAAATTTAATATTATCATTATAAAAATAATCTAGTTATATAATATATAATGATTTATTTAAGAAATAATTTAGCTAAAGTTGGAAATCATTCAATTATTGGACAAGGTATAAAGGCACGTCCAGTACATCATCAAACAATGCAAAAACCTATTCATCAACTTTCTAATTCAATGTCGAATATGAATATTGGATCAGGTTTAATTTTGGATAAAACTCAAACAAAAAGAAAACCTATTAATTTTCTATAAAAAACTATAGATTAAGATATAAATATATATAGTTTTTAACAAAAAAAAATATCTTACCTATTAATTATATAATAAAATGTCTAGTGCTGTAGACGATTACACGTATTTAAGAAATTTTCATTATTCTGTTCAATCCGATAAAATTCAAGAAACTCAATGGTTATGGCAACAAGATACCAACTCAGGGAATTATGACTCAGGTAAATTAACTTTTGACCTTTCACAATTTGCAAATAATGGAGCAAGTACATATCAAGATTGGTCAAGAGCTCATTTAGTTATTCCATTAGTTGCAACTTTGAATAATGATAATGCCGATGGGATGACTAGAAGCGATTTTGCTGTATCAATGAAGCCATCATATGTTAATCTTATCAATTCTGCTGTATTGGAAGTAAATAATAAAGTTATGATGAATTCTAGTAATTATTCAAATATTCCAGCTTATTTTAATCAATTAGTATCATCTTCTAGAGATGACTTAAATGCAAAATCTTATTTAGGATTAAATGATTTAGATACACCAGGTTGTTGTGTTTATAATTCTGCGACAGTTGTTGCACCACTTGATACAGTATCTAAATATAATTTTGGAACAGGTCTTTGTAATACAACTGCTATGAATCCTTATGAATTAGGATCTAACTTAGCTGTATATAGTGGTAAATATAATGTTGGCGAATTGTCAAATAATGGATTTTATGAAAGATGCAAAAAGGTTAGATCGGTATTAACAAATAATGTATCAGGTAATATTGGGTTAATTGAAGATGAAGATGCATTGAAAGCACAATTAAAAAATTATACAAAATGTTCACTTGTAGCAAATGGAGATTTAACTGCAGCTGATGGAAAAAGTACATACCAAACTTGGTTTTATACAGCTATTATTAAATTATCAGATATTTGCGGAGGATATTTCGAAAAGCTAGGATTGATTAAAGGTGCTCATTACGTTAAACTTACACTAGATTTAAATTGTGTTGGTTCAATGATTCTAAATCATATAACTCCAGTTAATGGAACACCTAATACATATTTTACTGGAACTACTACTCTTAATTGGACATGTCCAGTAGCAATAAATGGCAATGGTATTGGTATGACTACACCTGCCACTGGTAGGAATTTTTGTTTGAGTGTGGGTATTGGTAAACCACCCTCAACATTAGTATCTTCATATACAGGTACTCAACATAGTGTATTAGGTATTTCACATAGCTTAACAAATGCACGTATTTATGTTCCATCAATTAAAATGACAAATGACGCAGAAACAGCATTAGTAGCTCAAGGAGTATCAAAAAAGATTATGTTTGATGATTATTTCCAAACAAACTATACAGGACTTACAAAATCATCTCAACTTAATATGGTTGTTTCTAACTCAATTAGGGGAGCATATGCAGTATTAGTTTGTGCTTACCCTTCAAGAACAGTCAATGGAACTCATAGTGCTGGAACAGTTAGCGGAAATGTTAAAGCTCATTCAGTTCTTCAATCACCATTCGGTCCAATTGTTGGACCAGTTCCACTAACTCAAATACAACTTAATGTTAATGGTCAAAATATATTTACTCAAGGTCCTCAATCTTATTCATGGGAACAATATGTCGAACAACTTAAAGGCTTTAGATCAATTAATGGAAATGAAGAATCAGGTTTATCATCTTGTGTTATGTCTAAAGATGACTGGGAAAATGGAAATAGATTTTATTTGTTTACTTTGAATAATACTAATATTGATTCATCAGCAAATATTAACTTATCTCTAACAAATCCTACTAATTTAGCTATTGATCTTTTAGTTTTTGTTTTTACTAAGAAACAAGTTGTTGTTAATACACTTAGTGGAAATATTGAAAGCGCCAATTTTTAAAAATATAAATTTACTAGCTTTATTTTTTAATTTAATTTGAATTAAAAAATATTTAAAAGAAAATATCTTATTATATTATAATATACTATAAAAATGACTATGAACATAAAAAAGTTTAGATCTCAATTACTTGACTCATTATTTAAGAGAACTGGATCTATTGACGGACGTAGTATTGTCAAATTTGCTAAGATCATTTCAAATTCAAAAGTTGATAAGTTGCAAAGTCTAAGTGATTTTTTAAATGAATCTAAAAAAGGAATCAAAATATCTATGAAAGATTTTAATGAATTCTTATTTAATAAAAAATTGGTTGAAGAAATGAATAGAATCAAAAGACAAAATGAAGAAGCAAGAATAACAATTACAAGAGCATTTAATGGAATAATTAATGATGCTGAAATAAAATATGAAACAGAAAATATTGATGAGTTTTTTGATATTACCACACCTAAAATAAATGAATTTGTCAATGATAGACTTGTTGAAAATAGAAATATTAAAACAACATTTACATTAGTAATTGAAATGAAAAAAGAAGAATTAGGATTTGCTGACGATAATGAAGTCCCTCAAGCTCATGAAATCATATCAAAATTTTATATTAATAGTGATCCTACTGCTATTATGAATCAATTTGAATCTAATAAAATTGTATCAGAACTAAAAGATTATTTTACAACAAGAATAGAAGAAGTTAAAACTAATTCATCTGGTTGGAAATTCCACAAAACTATATCAATTCAAATAAGAACAGTAAAACACAAACCTTTAAGGGGTAGATCTCATATTGATTTGCCTTCATGGATTGCTAATAAAAAAGCATGTGTAAATATTAAAAATAAAGATAATCAATGTTTCAAATGGGCTGTTCTCAGTTGTATTTTTAATGATCAAATCAATCAAAAAAGAATTAATGAAGTTAGTCAATATGAAAAATTCGCTGATAGATTAAATTGGGATGGTATTAACTTTCCATCTAAGATTTCAGATATTGTTAGATTTGAAAAAAATAATGAAGAATATTGTATCAACTTATTTATTGTTGATGGTGATATTTGCCCATATAGAATTAGTAAAGATAACAAAGATAAAACTATCATAAACTTATTATTAATCGAAGAAAATGAAAAATCACATTATGTATGGATTAAGAGTATGTCTAGATTAATGAATTGTGATGGAAAACATACACAACATATTTGTATGAATTGTCTTCAAGTGTTTTGGAATGAAGAATCATTAAATAATCATAAGTCATATTGTGATAAAAATGAATGCTCTAAAATTGTTATGCCAATTAGTAAACCAATTGTGAAAGATGGAAAAATTGTTAAACAAAGAAATGATTCTGTTCAGTTTAAAAACTTTGGAAAAATGTTAAAAGTTCCATTTGTATTTTATGCAGATTTTGAAAGTTATCTTTTACCAGTTGATGGTGCTTCAAATGATCCTAATAAATCATATACTGAAGTATTTCAAAATCATAAGCCAGCATCATTTTGTTTATATAGAGTATGTATTGATCAAAAATATAATAAGATGTATGAATATGATATTAACTCTGAAAATATTGTTGAAGATTTCCTTAAAACATTGAAATCATCAACAGAAGAAGCTACTGAAATCATGCAAAAAATTGTTCCTATGAATCTTACAGAAGAAGAAGAAAAGCAATATCAACAATGTAGTAAATGTCATATTTGTAAATCAGAAATTTATGATGATGTTGAAAATAATCACAAAGTAAGAGATCATTGCCATATTACAGGACAATACAGAGGACCAGCTCATAATAAATGTAATCTTCAATATAGATATTCATATAAGTTTCCCTGTATTTTCCATAATTTGAAAGGTTATGATAGTCATCATATTATTAAAACATTAGGGAAAATTGTAAAGAACACTGATTCAGAAGTTGGATGTATTCCAACAAATAAAGAAAAGTATTTAACATTTAACTGGGATAACATCCAATTTATTGATAGTATTCAATTTATGGCTTCATCACTAGAAGATTTAGCTAAAAATCTTAAATATGAAGATAAAAAACACACCAGAAATTATTTTGAAGAACAAGGAGATAATGCCACTAAATTAATTACTGAAAAAGGTATTTTCCCTTATGATTGGTTTGATTCTAAAGATAAAATGTTTGTTGAATCATTGCCAAAACCTGAAGAATTTTATTCTAAACTAACTGATAGTCATATTACAAATGAAGAATATGAAAGAGCGAAAAGAGTATGGAATAAATTTAAATGTCAATCATTCAAAAATTATCATGATTTATATCTTAAAACAGATGTATTATTATTGGCTGATGTATTTGAAAATTTTAGAGAAGTTTGTATGAATAATTATGAATTAGATCCATGTCATTATTATACTGCTCCTGGTTTGGCTTGGGATGCATCATTAAAAATGACTGGTATTAAACTTGAATTATTGACAGATTACGACATGCATTTATTTGTTGAAAAAGGTTTAAGAGGTGGGAATTCAATGATTGCTCATAGATATGCTATTGCTAATAATAAATATATGTTGAAGTATGACCCAAAAACCAAAAGTAGTTTTATCATTTATTTAGATGCTAATAATTTGTATGGATGGGCTATGATTCAAAAGCTTCCATATGGTAATTTTAATTGGGTAGAAGATGCCGAAAAATTAACCGAATATGATATTATGAAAATTGATGCTGAAGGAGAAAAAGGTTATTTTTTAGAAGTTGATTTAGAATATCCTGAAAAATTAACCGAAGATGATATTATGAAAATTCATACCAAAGTTGATTTAAAATATCGTGAATCTATTCATGACCTTCATAATAATTATCCTTTAGCACCTGAAAAGATTGTTGTAGATAATAATATGTTATCTCCTTTTAGTTCAGCTATGAAGGAAAAATTAAACATTAGCGATGATAAAACTTCTAAATTAATTTGCACATTGAATGATAAAAATAACTATGTATTACATATTAAGAATCTTCAACTATATCTATCATTAGGTTTGAAGATCAAAAAAGTTCATAAAGTATTATCATTTGATCAAAAAGCATGGCTTAAAAAATATATCGATTTTAATACTGAAAGAAGAAAAGAAGCATCAAAAAGAAAAAATGAATTCGAAAAAGATTTTTACAAATTAATGAATAATAGTGTATTTGGTAAAACTATGGAAAATGTTAGAAATAGAATCAACTTTGAACTTATTCATGATGAAAATAGATTAGTTAAATTAGCATCTAAAACACAATACAAAGATCATATTCTTTATGGGGATGAGAATGAAGAACTTTGCGGTGTTTCTATGGCTAAAACTAATATAGTATTGGACAAGCCTATTTATGTAGGAATGAGTATTTTGGATCTATCAAAAACATTGATGTATGATTTCCACTACAATATAATTATGAAAACATATTCATATGATAAAGTAAAGTTATTATTTACTGATACTGATAGTTTATGCTATCATATTGAATGTGAAGATATCTACAAAGATATTGAAACAAATAAGGATAAATATGATCTAGGGGGTTATTCCAAGGATCATTTCTTATATGATATAACTAATGATAAAATTATTGGTAAGTTCAAAGATGAAACAAATGGTACACCTATTTCTGAATTTGTAGGATTAAGATCTAAAATGTACGCTTTTAAATATGAAGTTAATGAAAAGATGAAAGAAAAAAAGACTGCTAAAGGTATTAAGAAGTATGTCATCAATAGAGATATTCATTTTAAGAATTATAAAGATTCTATCTTCACAGCAGGAAAAGAACAACAATTTGCTTCTATGAATTGCATTAGAAGTAAGAATCATAATCTTATGACATTGAAAATAAATAAAGTAGGTATTAGTTGTTATGATAACAAAAGATATATTCTTGATGATAATATTAATACATTAGCACATGGACATTACAAAACAAAACAAAATTAATCTAATATCAATATATATGAGTTGGCAAAATAAACTATTAAAAGAAATATATTATAATCCTAAAACTGGTTTTAAATCACAAAATAGATTATATAAAGAAGCATTAAAGCAAGATCAAAGAATCAGACACAATGATGTTGATAGCTTCTTAAAGCAACAAGAAGAAAATCAAATAAATAAATTAGATAATAATAAAAAGTATCTATTTAAAATAAATGCACCTCCTAGTTATTATCAAATGGATTTAACATTTTATCCAAAATATAAATCAGTCAATAACGGATATACAATTATGTTATGTTTAATTGAAATTGCATCTAGAAAAGCGTATATTATTCCACTTAAGACAAAAAATGAAAAAGAGATTTATGAAGCTATTAATAAATTAATCAATAAGATAAAAGGAATAAAAGCAATCACAACTGATAATGGCTCTGAATTTACAAACAAAAAAGTAGATAAACTATTGAAAGATAATCATATTGTTCATTACTTAGGCCAAGCAGAAGATAAAAGAACATTATCTATAGTTGAAAGATTCAACAGGACAATCAAAAACTATCTTCGTAAATACTTTACCGCATATAATACATATAAATGGATCAATGTAATTGATGATATTGTTGAAAATTATAATAATTCATATCATTCTGGAATTAAAACATCTCCAAATCAAATAACTAATGAACAAATTGAAAGAATATATACTGATAATATTCAGTATAATTCTTATTTAAAAGATAGATTAAATATTAAAATTGGGGATTTAGTAAGAACTTTAAATAGCAAACATATTTTTGAAAAAGAAGGAGAAAAGTACTCAACAGTTGTTTATGAAGTAGTTGGAATTATTGGGAATAAATACGAAATTAAAAATATTAAAACAAATAATATATTACAAAAGAAATACGGAATATATGAATTATCTAAAATTAGTGAAACTATTGAAAAATTTGATAATAAAAAAAATAATAAAAATAAACAACAAATTTTGAAAGATTACAAAACAAACTTAAAATTACAAAAAGAAGGACTTGATAAGAAAAATATAATTTCTTCAATTAGAAGACCTAAACGAATCACTCGCTCTAAAATAAAAACAATGACAAGCATAAAAAGAATATAATATAAAGAAATATTAAATTGAAACAACTAACAAACACATACATTCACATTATTTTTAATGCTCTGCTAAATTTAATTTCTTTATTAAATTTATCTCATCCAATTTCATTTCAAAATAAATCACCTTTTTTTCCGAATTTCAAAATCTCACAAATTCCCTAGTATTTAATTTAAAATCTAAAAATGAATAACACAAAACGGGGGGCAGAACCCCAATAATATAATATATAGCAACAACATGACCACCCACAACAGCAGGAATGCAGGACATGTCTACATCATGGTGTCTACACACAGAGACCTGTGCTGCTTCTGGACATGTCTACACTACAAAGGGCTGTGCTGCACCTGCACATG